AGCAACGCTCACATCTGGGGGATGACAAACCCCCCGGACATGGATACGTTTTGGGAGCAGTATCTTTCGGAGCCTCCAGCCAACGCAAACTGTTATTTCCAGCCATCCGGTCTGTCCCAAGAAGCAGATTGGGTGGAATTTCTTCCAGACGGGTATTATGAGAACTTAGCCGAAGGGAAGTCGGAGGACTGGATAGATGTTTATATTAATGCCAAGTTTGGTAAGTCGCTTAGTGGTCAGCCTGTTTTTCGGGCATTTGACCGCGATGCTCATGTGGCCAAGAAGTCGCTCCACTACATCAAATCGAGTACAAACCCACTGATTATTGGAATGGACTTCGGGTTAACCCCAGCATGCACCATAAGCCAAATTGACGCGCGCGGAAGGTTTTTGACGTTTGATGAGCTAGTGTCCGAAGGCATGGGCACGCTAAGATTCGTGCGTGAAAAGCTCAAACCCCTATTGGCTAACAAGTTCCCGGGTATGCCAGTATTAGTTATCGGCGACCCCGCTGGACAGCAAAGAGCTCAGACAGACGAGCGTTCGGTGTTTGATATTTTGAAACAAGAAGGGTTCCGGGTAATCCCGGCTAAGTCGAACAGTATTGTGGCACGATTATCAGCGGTCGATAAGCTTTTGACCCGGTCGGTAGACGGCGAAATGGCTATGCTTATTGACCCAGGATGCCGTAATTTGATTAATGCTTTGCGTGGTGGATATCGATACAAGGTTAAAAATAACGGCGAGGTTGATGACAAGCCTGAAAAAAACCGGTATTCTCATATTGCTGACGCGTTTCAGTACGCTTGTTTACATGCCGATGGTAACCTTACCGGTAGCGTTTTGACGCCTAAAGCTAGAGAAATTCAAAAGTCAACGTATATTTGGGTGTAGAATACTTGACACAACATCAACTTACCGATATAAGTTCGGTATTACCACTTATGGTTATCGCGTATGCAACAAGCTCTGAATATTACTAGCCAAAACGCACCAGGTATCTCGGTAGGCGGAATCGTCCCTATCAAGTCAATCAAGCAACTCCTGGAAGAGCAACGTGCCGCGGCACAACAAGCTAACAGCGAACCAGTAATTCAGAATCTAGCAGCGTATATCAAACAAAAGTGGATGTATGCTCGTATGGCTAAAGAGTACACAGTTGAGCAGCAGATGCTTAAGTCTGTCCGTGCGCGCCGTGGCCAGTATGACCCAGATAAATTAGCTCAGCTTCGTGAGCAAGGTAGTGCGTCTATTTACATGATGCTAACGTCGAACAAGTGCCGTGCTGCTTCTAGCTGGCTGCGCGATGTATTGCTGACGGGCTCGGACGACAAACCTTGGACATTGAAGCACAATCCGATTCCTGATATGCAACCAAGCATTATTCAAGATTTGATGATGCGAGCTCAGGAAAAGCTACAGCAGTTGATTATGTCCGGTATGAACCCAACGGATGAAGAAGTTAAACAGATGTTGCTAGATTTAAAAGATGCAGCATACCGTGAACTCGGTGAAATCGCCCAAGAGACAGCTGACCGCATGGAAAAGAAAATGCAGTCTCAGTTGTTAGAAGGTAATTGGACTACCGCGTTTGCGCAGTTTATCGATGACTTGGTTACGTTTCCATCGGCTATTTTGAAAGGCCCAGTAGTTCGTAACCGACCACAATTAAAGTGGATTAAAGACGCATCTGGGCAATACAACCTGGATGTGCAGAATACTTTGACACTTGAATGGGAACGCGTAAGCCCGTTTCACGTTTATCCAGCTCCTGACGCATGTACGGTTAACGACGGTTATTTGATTGAGCGCCATAAGTTAAGCCGTGCAGATTTAGTGTCGATGCTTGGCGTTGACGGTTACTCTGACGGTGCTATTCGTCAAGTTCTAGAAGAATACGGTAAGGGCGGTCTGCGCGAATGGATTTACGTTGACTTGACCAAGGCTACTGCTGAAGGTAAATCGACTACTGCTGCGGGGCAGAACCCATCTGAATTGATTGATGCATTGCAGTTCTGGGGCTCTGTACAAGGCCGCTTGCTACGTGACTGGGGTATGACTGAGGAAGAGATTCCTGACCCGGTTGCCGAGTATCCCATTGAAGCATGGTTGATTGGCCGTTGGATTATTAAAGCGGTTGTTAACCCAGACCCACTAGGTCGTAAACCATACTACAAAGCCAGCTACGAAGAAGTTCCAGGTGCATTCTGGGGCAACTCAGTTGCTGACTTGTGCCGTGATACACAGGACATCTGTAACGCTACAGCTCGTGCGCTTGTGAACAACATGAGTTTGGCTTCGGGCCCACAAGTCGTGTACAACGTTGACAGGCTGCCTGAGGGCGAAAACGTGACACAGATTTTCCCATGGAAGATTTGGCAAGTAACGTCTGACCCAATGAGTGGCGGTCAAGCTCCAGTATCGTTCTTCCAACCTAACTCCCAAGCTTCTGAGTTGCTGATGGTTTATGAAAAGTTCGCCGTGTTGGCTGACGAGTACACAGGTATCCCACGATATATGACTGGCGGTTCTCCAACAGGCGGTGCAGGTCGGACAGCTTCCGGTATGTCTATGCTTATGACAAACGCTGGTAAATCAATTAAGCAAGTTATTGCCAACATTGACGAGCACGTTATCAAGCCATGTATTGACCGGTTGTATTACTACAACATGCGCTATAGCGATGACCCAGATTTGAAAGGCGACGTTGATGTGCAAGCACGTGGTGCTGCTTCATTGATGGAAAAAGAATCTGCTGCGCAGCGTCGCAACGAGTTCTTGTCTGTTGCTTTGAATAGCCCAGTTGCCCAACAAGTTGTTGGCATGGAAGGTGTTGCTGAGTTGTTACGCCAGTCTGCTAAAACTTTGGACATGAACCCAGACGATATCGTTCCATCTAAGGAAATGATTAAGCTAAAAGAGATGCAGATGCAAGGTATGGCGCAAATGGCCCCTGAGCAAATGCAAGCTAATGGTCAAGCGCAAGCCGGTGGAACTCCACCTAACCCAACGCAAGGAAGCGAGTTGATGAACGGCGCCCCCGTTGTAAATAGGTTTTCACAGTGATACACTTGACAAGTAATTTTTTTAGTAGTAAATAGTAGTTAGATGATAAGGAGGCCCAAATGGCTGATGTTTTTAATACGCTAAAGCGCGGACAAGATGAAGTTGCTCAGACCTCAGCAAAAACTGACGGCATGAGCAAAGGCGCTGCTACTCAGGGTGCAGGTGGCTCTGACGGTGGTAACTTCGGTCTTGGCAAACGTGGCGGCAAAGAAGTCGCGCAAGAGTCTGCTCAAACTGACGGATTGTGCAAGTAAGTGAGAATTGACGAGCGCGTAGCTCGGTGCTTGACTCATTTAAGAGCATCGGAGTTTGACCACTTTCGGGATTATCTCAGAGCCAAACGGCAGGGAGCCCTCGAAAAAATGGCGTCAACTCAAGATGAAAAACTAATGTTTAGGCTTCAGGGAGAAGCTAGTATGTTGTTAGAGTTACTCGACAACATCGAAGGTGCGGAAGCACTACTCGCTAAGATTAAGCAGAACGGCAGACCGTAAAGACGGAGCCCGGAGCAAACAGGTTTTTTAACCAGTAGTACAACAAGTAGCAGACCGTTAAGCGTGGCCAGCTGACCGTAAAGTCGGAGCCGGAAATCGCGAGTCGGAGCGAAAGGAGATAGAAATGGCGTTGCCAAAAGCAGTTCAACAACAAGTAGAAGATGCAGACCGTCTAGTGGCGGAGATGAATGGAAATAAGACCGGAGAAGGTGAAAACCCCCCGGAGACTGGCCCGGAAACAACACCACAGGAGCCTGCAACAAATGTTGTAGAGCCTGCCGCACCCGTTTCGCCAGAGCCGGTAAACCAGATTCCTGCAGAGAAATGGGAAAATAAATACCATACTCTTAAGGGCATGTACGATGCTGAAGTGCCAAGGCTACATTCGCAAGTTAAAGAGTTGAACTCCCAAGTTCAGCAATTGATTGCAGATGCAGCAGCCGCTAAAGCTCAAGTACCCCAGGAAAACAAGGCACCGTCTTTAATCACTGAACAAGACAAAGAAGCTTTTGGGCCAGATTTGATTGACCTTATTGAGCGCGCAGCAGAATCTAAAATTATTGGTTTTAGACAACGCGAAGAGCAATTGATGAGCGAAATCAAAGAGCTTAAAGGGCAAATGGGGAGTGTAGCTGAGCGCCAAATTGTGTCCGATAAAGACCGATTTATGCTGGCTTTAGAACAACAAGTACCTGATTGGGAAGCTTTGAATTTTGACCAAGGTTTCTTAGGATGGCTACAAGAAGTAGACCCAGTCTACGGTGTTCCAAAGCAAGTGGCGTTGAATAGTGCGTATGAGGTATTAGATGTTGCTCGCGTTGCGGCAATTTTTAAAGCTTATAAGTCTATTGTGGCTCCTACTACTAACCAGAAGTCCAAGGCCAACCAAGAACTTCAGCGTCAAGTTGCACCGACCCGCTCAAAAGCAGGCGTGCCCGACCCAGCTGGGTTGCAAAACCAACGCATATGGACCGATAAGGACATTGCAGAGTTTTACGACGAAGCTAGACGCGGACACTTGTCTGATGATGATGTGGTTCGACTTGAAAACGAAATCAACGCTGCTGTAGCCGAAGGGCGCTATAGACCATAGTCTGTATCCCGGGGTTACCGTGGCGTAATGCAAACCTAGACAACATTCTTTAGAAAGGAAATTTATGTCTACAGTAACCCCAGCAGCCGCCTACCCCTTAAATGCGGGTGGCTTTAACGCACCAAACGGCGCTACCGCTTACTCCGGTACTGCTTATTCTGGTACTTTTATTCCAACACTCTGGTCAGGCAAACTGGCTCAGAAATTCTATGCCGCTACAGTTTTTGGCGAAATCGCTAATACTGACTGGCAAGGTGACATCACTGGTATGGGCGATACAGTAATTATCAACACCATCCCAACAATCACCATCAACAGCTATTCCATCGGTCAAAACTTGGCTTATGAAATTCCAGCTCCAAGCACTATCTCTTTGACAATCAACAAAGGTAAGTACTTCGGTGTTAACGTTAACAACGTTTTGGAATTGCAAGCTAAGCCAAAATTGATGGACGTTTTCACAAACGATGCTGCTCAGCAGATGAAGATTGCCGTTGATACAGACGTATTGGCTGGCACATTCAACCAAGGCGCTGCTTACAACCAAGGCGCAACAGCTGGTAAGATTTCTGGCTCGTTCAACCTCGGTACAGACGCTGCTGCTGTAACTTTGTCGGCTTCTAATATTCTTCAGAACATCACTGCCTTGTCTAGCGTTTTGGACGAAGCAAACGTTCCTGAAACAGACCGTTGGTTAGTTATCAGCCCACTCGAGCGTCAAATTTTGATGCAGTCTAACTTGGCTCAAGCTCAATTCATGGGCGACCCAAGCTCAATCTTGCGTAACGGTAAGATTGGTATGATTGACCGCTTCACAGTTTATGTTTCTAACTTGTTGCCACGTGCAACAGCTGCACATAACTGGGATGGTTCAACAACTGGTGCTGGTACTTACGTTAAGCGCCACGCTGTTATGGCCGGTCACAAGTCTGGTATTACTTTTGCCTCACAAATTGCTAAGGTTGAGTCTTTGCAGAACCCTAACGATTTCGGCACATTGATTCGTGGTCTGAACGTCTACGGTTACAAAGTAGCTCAGGCTGACGCTGTTGCGTTGTTGGTAGCAGCGGGCTAATCGGTCGGGTAGGGGTTTACCCTACCCATCCTACATTTTTTTAGGAGACTGAAATGGCTGTAATTGATGATTTGGTAGCAAGTGGGTTATCATTACCACAAGCACAAGCTGTTATCACTGAAGACTTGACTGGTGATGCTCGCGACGCTCTAGTAGCAGCCGGGTTCACAATTTCTCAAGCAGAAGCGATGCATGCTTATGACGCAGATAAAACTGCAGCAAACTTGGATGTTATTGCTCAGCAAGGTATCTGGGTGGGTACACAACTACCTGCTATTGATGCTGCGTTGGATGTAACTCCGTAATACCCGGGGCTTCGGCCCCACTAATTTGATAGGCTATGGGCACAATAACCGCAAAATCAATACTTGATAAAGCTACAACCCAGTTACTGGACACCAACAACACACGGTGGACTAGAGCAGAGTTGCTTGGCTGGTTGAATGACGCACAGCGTCAGATTGTGATTTTTTCGCCCAACGCTACCAATAAAGTTACCGTAATGAAGCTTGATTCAGGGACGAGACAAAATATTCCGTCCGACGGCTGGACTTTATTGGACATTATTCGCTATATGGGTACAGATGGTACTCATCCAGGGCGTGCGTTACGTTTAGCTTCACAAGAGCTGATGGACGCATTCAACCCCAACTGGCATTCTATGACCCCGTCTACTGTCCCGCAGACGTATATTTTTGACCAGCAGGACCAGACCGTTTTTTATGTGTACCCGCCCAATAATGGTAAAGGGTATATCCAGCTTAACTATTCCCCAGAGCCGACGGATTTGACTTCCGAGACCCAAACAATTGCGGTTAAAGATATTTTCCAAACAGCTATTCTGGACTACGTTTTATATCGCGCTTGTAGTAAAGACGCGGAATATGCACCAGGTTTACAGCTTGCTTCAGGCTATTTGCAGACTTTCTTGGCTACTATGGGTCAGAAAACAACTTCTGAGTTGGCTAATAGTCCGAACCAACAGCTTAAACCGCGTGACACATCTACTCCAGGGACCCAATCATGACGGCTGTTTACGGATATTCTGTACCGTTCGAAGATTTTTTACCCGAGGTACTCCAATTTACACCCGATGTTCCAGAGCACGTAGCGGTTAATGCTGTACGTAATGCTTGCATCGATTTCTGTGCAAAAACGCGTTATTGGCAGTACACCGTACCATCCATGTCGACAGTTGATGGCAAAGCAAATTATGTGCTTGAGACTCCTGCGGACACAAAGATGGTGGGTATTTCGTTTGTGTACTACGACACTAATTTATTGGTCCCAAAAGGGGCTGACGAGCTTGCGGATATTTACCGTATGGGTAACTGGCAGGCGTTAAAAGGTCAGCCACAATATTACACACAGGTGATATTGCCGGAAATCATTCTTGTACCTACACCGTATCAGACAAAGACTGCTGTAGTTTCCGCTAGGGTTGCCCTAGCACCCACTCGCTCATCTACAGATATTGATGCCAGCATCTACGAAAACTATCTAGTAGTAATCGCCCATGGTGCAAAAGCTATTCTGTACAGCACACCTGGACAGCCATACTACGATAAAGTTTTGGCCCGGGAAAGTGAAATAGCTTTCCGCGCAGGTATTGCAAATGCAAAAATTGCTCTTAGCAAAGGTCTTACAAGGGCTTCAACCAGAGCTGAATTCCAGAGGTTTGTATGAGTAATGTTATTAAACTAGTTCAAGGTGATACCCGACCAGCACTTGTTTGTGCTCTCACAGACAATAATACAAGTGACCCGATTGTTTTAACGGGTGCTACTTGCTATTTAAAATTCAGACAAGTCGGTTCCACCACAATTAAAGCTACTCTTACAGGTACAGTTACTAATGCCGCAAACGGTATTGTGGAGTTTTACTGGGCGTCCGATCCTTCCTCTCTAGCCGATGCTGATGGACAGTATGAAGGTGAAATTGAGGTAATATTTTCTGATGGCCAAATCCAGACTGTCTTTGACAAACTTCAGTTTGTGGTTCGTGCCGACTTCTAATGATTGGGCCAAAAGCATCCGTCTCTGGTGGGCAGTTACGGGCTTCTATTACAAAAACAGACGCCGATGCAAGTATTAGTTGCGTTGTCCCTGTTGTAAATGCCAACTATGTAAAATTACGTGCCGCTATTGCAGTGGTGGATGCTCAGGCCAATATTAGTTATGTTATGCCGGCGGTTGGTATTCGGTATATCCAGTTGGAAGTTGCGGCTTCACTTGATACATTAAATAAAAATCCGTTTACTGCAGATTCGTTTGTAATATTCGATACAGCAGCCCTTTTAGCGGCTAAGAATTTTTACGACAGTGTTATTAGTACAAGTGAACTTAAATCTTACACCCTAGGGAAAAACATAGCAGATAGTGCGAGTGTATCTGAGAACATCAATGTTTTATTAGTATTTATACGTAATTTTGCCGACATAGCTAATATTTCAGACAGCAAAGCACTAGCGTATATAAAAAGCCTTGCTAATACTGTTACGGTATCCGATGACGATACGTATTTAGCTTCTAAAAAAGTGTCAGATGGCGTAGCCATGCAAGATGGGGCAGATGCCACAGACGGCAATGTGACTAATGTTTCAAAATACGTCATGAATATGGCATTTCCCATAGACGCATGGGCTAAAGATGTGCAAAAGGCTCTATTGGATAGCCAAAATATATTGGAACGCCCTTATATATCATTTGCACGCCCAGTCGCTGATTCGTTTACCGTTTTTGATTCAAATTCCTTTATTACTGATATTGGAAAAACTGATACAGTATCTACTACGGAATCACGCTTTTATGACTTTTTTAAGGGCATAAGCTCTGATTCTATTGCTTTTTCGGACCAAATGGTTAAGAATTCCGTTAAGGGATTAAGTGATTCTGCGGCTCCCGATGATGCTGGCTGGTTGTACGCACAGAATTACTGTGATATTACATATTTTTTAGAAGACTACGTCGGTGAATACCGCACATTTACTTAGGGGTTATTATGCTAGTTGAAAATCTAAAAGTCACTGGACAGGTTCAGGTTCAGTTGTTTGATAAAAATGGAGTTCTAAAGGACACCCAAGAGATTAAAAACTTGGTGGTTACTACAGGAAAAACGTTTATCGCAGGCCGCATGGTGGGCACACCTACGGCTATGAGCCATATGGCGATTGGTGCTAGTAGCACTGCCGCCGCCGCCGGGGATACAGCTCTTGGTTCAGAGTTAGGCCGAGTTGCGCTAACTTCTAGTACATCTGCTGCCAACGTTGTGACATACGTTGCGACTTTTTCCGCAGGCACAGGCACAGGGGCAGTTGTTGAGGCCGGTATTTTTAACGCTGCTAGCGCTGGTACTATGCTATGCCGAACAGTTTTCGCTGTTGTCAATAAAGGCGTTGATGACGCAATGACAATCACTTGGCAGATTACAGTAAGCTAATATGGTAACTATTGTCACCCGTGCCGGTAAGGGGTCTCCCCTTACTAATAATGAAGTTGATGCTAACTTCACTAACCTAGATGCTGCAGTACAACCAGCAGGGGGCACGGCTGGGCAGATTTTAGCTAAGGTTAACGCTACTGATTTTAATAGTACGTGGATTGACAACTACTCTACGGCGTTAAAGATTCAGGTAAAGAATAATACTGGGTCTACAATTAACAAGGGCGCAGTTGTATATGCCATTGGTGGTACAGGGGCCAATTTATTAATTGGCTTAGCGAAAGCAGATGCAGAAGCTACGTCTACTCAAACTCTGGGGTTTCTCGATTCTACGCTTGCTACCGGCGGGATAGGGTTTGTAATATTCACAGGCACTATTTCAGGTATTAATACCTCAGCTTATGCAGAAGGTGACCCAGTATATTTATCGCCTACAACTGCCGGGGGTATTATAGTTGGCGCAGCTAATAAGCCGCTAGCTCCAGCACATCTAGTGTACCTAGGTACTATTACTCGCAGTAGTGCAACAGTTGGTGAAATCCAGATTCGTGTGTCTAACGGGTGGGAGCTTAGTGAACTTCACGATGTGGCTATAAGCACCGGTGTGGCACAAAATGATTTTGTTGTTAGAAACGGCAGTAACTTGTGGGTAAACCAAACTCCTACGCAAGCTAGAACTTCACTAGGCTTGGGTTCTGCTGCGCTAGCAGCTACAACAGACTTTGACCCCGCGGGCGCGGCGGTGGCTCTAGCAATTGCTTTAGGATAAGAAATGGCAAATACATTTAAAAGTTACCCAAGCAAGAACGTAGGCACATCAGCAGCTGCTGTATATACTTGCCCATCAGCAACACAGACCACGTTAATCGGTCTATCCATGGCTAATACTACTAGCTCCCCGATTACTACCGACGCATATGTAACCCGCTCAGCAGTAAATTACTATTTAATCAAAGGCGCGACAGTTCCTGTTGGCGGTACACTGGTTATCGTTGGCGGAGACCAAAAAGTGGTTTTACAGGCATCCGACGTGCTTTATGTTGTAAATAGTGCAGCGACATCGGGTGACGCCTTTGCTTCATTGCTGGAGATTGCTTAATGTCCTATTTAGGTAATACAGCAACAAACCAAGCTTACGCACCACAAGTTGATTACTTTAGTGGTAACAGCTCTACTACGGCGTTTACTTTATCCCGCCCAGTAGCATCT